GCTCAGAGCGGGTTTTCCGGCCCGTTTTCGCGGGCTCTCACACTGCGTTTGATTAAATTTAATGACATTTTAATTGAGGATAAATAATACCCTTTTTATACTGAATATTAGTAAGATTTTCTAATATCTCAGCCTGAGCTGGTAAGATCTACTGGTTACCACAGCTTACAGGTACAGTATTCTTCAGGTATAGATCCACAGTTGCATGTATTAGAGCTATTAGCTGGAATGATCTCAGTAGATCCTGTATAGGGAGTATCCGTTGTATTACTAGACTCTACGATCTCTAGTCTCTTGTCTAGACTGTCTACCTTCTTGAGTAGCTCTTTTATATCTTGTCTGAGGAACTGGAGCTCGGTAGGTGACATTTTCTAGGTCTCACTTTTTAGGTCTAGCTTTCTAGGTTACCCCGTTTTTCTAGGTCTAGCTTTTTAGGTCTCAATTTCTAGGTCTAGCAAAACTGGTCTAATATCTTAGGTCTCGTTATTTAGGTCTAAGATTTTAGGTCCAGTTTTCTAGGTCTAGCTTTTTAGGTTACCCTGTTTTTCTAGGTCTAATAAATTAGGTCCAGTTTTCTAGGTCTCAATTTCTAGGTCTAATAAATTAGGTCTCAAAAAACTGGTCTAGCTTTCTAGGTCATCCCCAGTTCTGGTCTTCTAGTCTCGGCTGGTTATTCTTAGCAGAAGTAATGTTGGTGTTGGGAGCCGGACCGGGATCTGACTTGATCGTGATCTTGCTGGTTGGCCTGATAGACATGAAGCCGAGCTCGGGATCGAGGAATCCTAGCTGACCCCAGCCGGGAGTGCATGAGAGGGGTACGACCGGAGTAGTTCCTGCCGGCTGGGTGATCGCGTCGTAGTCGGGATTGACTCCGGATGACTGGTCTGGCGTAAGCTGAGACTTGAGGTCGTCGATCTCTCTCTGGAGCTCTCGGTTCCTCCGCATCTCTCTCGACATCATTCCCTTAAGCTCTTGAACCTCGTCGACCAGCTCTTGGTTCACCTGTCTCAGTACCTTGCGCTGCTCGTAGAGCTTGATCTTGCGGTTGAGGTGGGTGTTCCGGTTCTTACCCAGCTTGAGGTGAGCCTGCAGGAGCTTGTCGATCTGGTCCTGCAGCTTTTCGATGATGTTGTCGAGCCTAGCCACGTCCTCGCACTTCTTGACGTACAGCTCGAGTACTTCTTCTAATGTAAAGTTAGTCACGATCTCCTCCTATTTCAAACTCATTGGATATATCCATCCCGCCGGCCATGTAGAGAGGTACGTACGCCCTCGTGTCGAAGCCCAGCCGATCGTAGATCAGGTACCGGAAGGTTCCACCCTCCTTCGCGTGCTCCACAAGCTTCCTGAACACGTAAGCCGTGACCGCGATCTGGGTATTCATGTCGAGACTGTCCCATACCTTCTTCTCGTTCTGCTCCTCGTCTTCCCAGCTCATCCCAGCATGCTCCTCATTCATCGTACCAGTCTCCTACCTGAGCGTACACCTTGTCGATCACGTCGTGGATGCTCCTGCACGCCTCGTGGAACTTTACGTAATCTTCCTCTGAGATCTCTACGACCTTTGGCTGGTAGTTCTTACCGTAGCTGCATGCTTCCCAGTCGGTGTCCTTGACGAGATCCCACGGGATCAGGTTGGTGTAGTCACCGATGCCGTTTGGAAGATCGTCGCAGCCACCCATCGAGTTGTACTCGTCGACGTACACCTTCATGTTCACTTACGCTTGTCCTCTAAGATAATTTTAACCGTTTGTTGGTTCATGTATTCTTGAGAATAATACTGATAAAGAGAGACTTCCATCGACTTGACAGCCTTATCGATCTCTTCTCTTATAATCTGTTCGATGTGAGGTTCTAATGATTTACGAATAAGCGACTTGACGTGATCTTCAAATAATTTAAGAAGAAGGTCATCGCTAGGTTTAATAAAAGATGTCGACATTACTTATTCTCTCCCTTGGTGTATGTGATCACGTACCAGTGCTCTTCTCCGGGCTTGGGAGTTCTCAAGCCGACGATCTCGTATCCCAGCTTCTCGGTGAGATACTTGATCATGTTGCGGGCTCCACCCTCGCTCATGCAGCGCTCTGTAAACACTTCCTGCTTCCTCTTTCTAACCATCTCTTGACCAACACCTGTTCGAGTTCGTATGCCTCTCCCTCCCACGGGCGTTCGAGGTACTTCGTATTAGAACTATAGATCTTTCCATTGTAGCGGTGACGACCATCCTGATAGAGCCGGAGCTTACCGGTGGCGTACTGCCATACGTGAACCATCTCGTGGGCTAGAGTCGTGAGCAGAGCCATCTCGTCCAGACTCTTCTCGAGAGATATCCTGAACTCACGGGGACGAAGGTCGTCATCCTCCACTGCGCACCAGCCATCGGCTCCGATGTCGCGCTTGACTTCCACGGTGATGTACGTGTTGAGTGCTAGGCGATACCTCTCGCGGAACAGCTCGTCCCTGAAGAAGTTCATGGCCTGATTGATCTGACTCTTGGTTACTCTGTTCATTATCAGATAATATCATGGAACTGGATTAATGTCAACCGTAAAGTGGCTTTCCATTGAAAATAGTTCGCATCGCATCCATGTAGTCTTCCTTCTGCTTGACGAAGACCTGTGGCTGTTCATGGTCGACTGCGATGATGATGGCGATCTGCGGGATCTTCTGGTTCGTAAGCTCCTCAGCCATCGTTGCATAGCACGTAGCTTGGATGAAGTATCCCTGTATGTATGACTCTTCTTTGAGCCTGCGCGATGTCTTGAAGTCCACCACCGACAACACGCCGTCGAACTCCGCGATGCAGTCGGTGCGTCCAGCCGTGTAGAGCTTGTTAGAGTAGAGTGGAGCCTCGATCGCGTGTACGACGCCGATGTGCTTGTCGAGCACCGGCCTGATCGTGTTGAACGTCATCTTGTTTGCCGGCATCGTCTTCTCAGGCCAGTTCTCCTCGTTCAAGAGATAAGCCTCAGCACACGCGTGAACTGCGGTTCCCCTGTTGCCGGCCTGAACGAGTATCTTATTAGCCTCTTCTTCGCCGACTCTCTGTCTCCACTTGTCGAGACCAGACTTGTCAGTGCGAGCTCCGAGAACTGTGGTGACTGACGGGTACGGGACTCCGTCAGCACCGATGTAGTGTCGCTTCCCGTCGATCTCAGTCATTACGAGTGGATCGAAGTGCCAGAAGTCGTGGACGAACTCTCGATTACGCAGTAATCTTGAGCCGGTGTTTGTCTTATTAAACATTATATAGTTTTCTCTTTGCAGTATTAGGCTGTAATCTTCAATCTATCTTTAGTTATAATGTATTCTTTCACGAGCGAGCTGCGAACAATATCATTCTCATCAAAGTCAATGAACTCGAATGACTTCATCTTATTGATGATCTTCATAAAATCTATTAGCCCGTTCTTCTCGTGATCCCTGGTGAAGTCAGACTGCCTGAAGTCTCCACAGAACATGATCTTACAGTTCTTACCCACGCGAGTGATGACTGAGTCCAGCTCGTGCAGCGTGCAGTTGGCGATCTCGTCTACGACAACGATACAATCATTGAGAGTAACACCTCGTATGAAAGAAGTACTGATGAACTCAACCACTCCTCGCTGCTTGAGATACTCGTAAGCATCTCCTCGTCCAAATAGCTCTGTAAAGATTGCCTGATATGGAGCCTCATAGACCTTTGTCTTCTCCTTATTATTCCCCGGAAGGAATCCCATGTCGCGAGTTGGAACCACGCTTCTAACTATAATTAGCTTCTTATATCGAGAGTCGTCTTCGACCAGCTGTCTCATAGCTAAGTAGCAGCTGATGAAGCTCTTGCCGGTGCCGGCTATCCCATGCAGCATCAAGTTCTTCTCACGAGAATAGTGGTCGAATGTAAGTCGCTGGTTATCCGTGAGTGGCTCGATATGTCTGAGCTTGAAGTTTATCTTGAGGTTGTTGTCCTCTCTTCCTCCCTGTTGCTGCTGGACTCTCTTTTGTTTTCTGCTTAGACGCTTGGTTGGTTCCATGCTTGTATTCTCTGTTAGTGTTGAGGGATCATAACTTACTTATCATCATACTCCATAGTGTCATCTCTAAAGTCTGCATACCTGTATCTCTGCAGAGGATCTTCATCTAAAGCACCGATAGGCATAGCGTTGAATGCTATGATCTGTCGGTTATTACCCGGATGCGGCATGCCAGAATGTCTCATCCAACCCGGATATATCACCAGCTTTCCCTCTTCAAACGGGACCTGATGGTGTCTGTCGTACCACGTAGTGCTGGTCTTGTAGGGTTTACCCTTACCGCCGTACATTCCATCCATCTTAAATGTCCTGAAGTCACTCATGATGTTGTGATAGAGCGTTCCTCTCGAGTCTTCTACATCGCTGTAGAGATAGTAAGTGCCTACGAACATGCAGTTGTTGTGCGTATGTACGTGGTGCTGACCTCCGTGATGCTGTATCGTGCTCCACATAGCGGTTATGTCGATGTCGAAGCCGTGATCTGAGATCTCAGCCACTACGTCGTTCAGGCATTCTCTAAAGAAGTTGGTGAGCGGTGCGTATATATCTTTCTTGTGAAAGTTTGGTAGACTTAGTGAGACCTTGCTGTCTCTGTTGACTACGTAGTGCTGGTACTCTTCGTTGTACTCTTTCCAGATCGGGTGATACTTCTTGTAGTCCTTGAACTTAAAAGTATACATCGGAATGCGGAATATGTCAACCGCCTTCATATCATTACGCTTCTGGTTCAGATTTATCTTAATCATTAGAATGTATTGATGCTTGACTTCTGGAATCCCTTGCTGTTGCCCTTCTTCATGTCCTTCAGCAGGTCGCGAAAGCCCTGATCGGGTTTTAAGCTCGTACCTATGCTGACTGCAGACACCAAGCTGGGGGCATCATTCACCAGCTGAACTACATTGGGGTTGCTCTTGAGATAATCATCTAAAGCGGAGATACTCATGAACTCTGAGTACTCCTCACCAGTATCATTGTTTAGAAAGTTATACGTGGGCATCTCTTAATTCCATTAGGTGATCGAAGTCGTTGGGATCTAATCCCTCTTCGCTGGTTAGATCCTCGATGCTCTTGACGCGAAGAGCGCGCTCGTACCTGCGCTCTTGCTTCTTGTTCTTGTATTCTTGACGTGAGTCATAATCGCCATCATAATAATCGCGCTCATTGTTTCTACGTCTAGTCTTACTCATTTTACCATTGACTCCGGTGGAAGTAACTCGGGGAACGCCTCGCGGACCAGCTGAGCGTCGATACCCTTCATGTTGGCTGGAAGCTTCTTGTCCTTCATGGCGCAGAGCAGGAGAGCGTCAGCCGGTGCGCAGTTCTCAAGCAGGTGGATAAACATCATCTCGCGCTGGGACTGACTCTTTACGGGAGCTCCACCCTGAACGTAGTACGTGAGCTTTCTCAGCTCGCGAAGGAACACCGACTCCTGATCCTGCAGGTCATTAGCCTTGAATGGTGGAACTCCCTCGGGAAGTAGCCACTGGATGCGTGGGTCAAATGCACCCTGCAGTACTGTCAAGAGCTGGTAGCTCTTATTGGCCCTGAGTGCAGCGATCTTCTCTTCTCTCTTCTTGAGCTTCGCAACCTTCTCAAGGAACTCGGCCATGCCGACAACTGTAGCCATTATTAAAACTCCTGAATGTGCTCGGTTAAGTGTTTAAGTTTATTAGCGACGAAGTAGTTGAATAGTTTGTCTCGGCTCTTGCTCTCGAGCGAGTTGTACTCATCGAGGATGCGCTCCTCGATAGACTCTGGAATAGTAGAGAGATCGATGATCTTGATATTACGCTGGAAGTTGCGCAGGGTGTTGTTGTCGACGTGAGCTGACAAGTTACCAAACATGTCGAGCATGGCGTCGATCTTTTTCTGAGTCAGAGGCTTCTGTCGCTTACCGTTGGTGACAAACGTGTCGTCGTCAGAGAGTACGTTGGGTACGCCATCGCCGGCATCACCGCGCAGCACGTGCTCGCGCTTGTACTTCTTGGGATCGTCGTGCTTGATCCACTTCTTGCGTACTGGATCGTACTGCTTGACGTTGGGATATGTGTGGAGCTGGATGAAGTCCTTGTCACCGGACAAGATCAAGATGTCGTCGTATTCGTTGTGCTTGCAGAGAGTAGCGATGATGTCGTCAGCCTCGCACGCATCGACGTCAACTACCTTGTAGGGAAAGAACTCCTTGAGCTCGGCGCGGATCTTATTCATGCACTCAAAGATAGCAGCCCAGTCGAGCTCGGAGGCTTCCTGTGACTTCTTGCGGTTAGCCTTGTAGTATGGGAAGATCTGCTTACGCCAGTAGTTCTTGTTGTCGCAGGCGATGACGAGCTCGCCGAACTCATCGGCAAACTTATTGCGGTACGAGCGAAGAGAGTTGAGTACCATGTGGCGTACCATGTTCTCTTCAATCTCGGCGTTGGTGTGATTACCCAACTGCATCATAAGGTTAGACAGCATAACTTGTGAGAGATCAACAATGATCATGATTTATAAACAGCCTCAGCTGCTTCCTTTCTCTAGGTCTGGATTCTTAAACTTCAGGTTAAGTTCATCTACTACTTTTAGTCCACCCTCGGGAGCTCCCTCAGGTGTAAACACTGCCTCTGACAGTTCACAGAATGGATGCTCGAGTCCGTGATAGCGACAGAGTAGAGCTCTAACAGCTTCCACTACAAAAGCTCCGTCTTTGAGATAAGCATCTTCAGAACCTTCGTCGTCGATGCCAAAATCAAAGGCAGCAGCCTCGAGCTGTGTGAATAGCATTGGTATTACGTTGGCGAGTGTCTCATTGATATGGTGATGCTTGAGATACAACATGCGATCTTCTATCTGAGATTCGTCGGTTGGGACGAACTTGCCACTAATATTAGACTTTGGAAACTGGATAATGTTATCCATGAATTGTTCCTATTTTGATAATAAACTAGTAGATCAAATATGTCAACTGGTTTATTTAGGCATTATCGTTGGCTAGAACTGTTGAGCCCTCGGTGGTGAACTTGAAGTCGTATACCTTGCATTGTGTATTCTGCTCAAGATCGTGGATAACTCCGGCTCTCTTGTCCTGTGGTACGTAGAACACGAAGAACCCTCCGCCACCAGCACCGAGAAGCTTACCACCTAGAGCTCCAGCATTGATCGCTCGAGTATACACGTCGTCGAAGTAGTCGCTCGTGATCTCCTTGACAATGCTCTTCTTGTCCATCCACGCATCGTTTAGTAGAGATCCAAATGAGTCAACGTCGCGATCTATCAGGTGGCCGAGCGCGATGTAAGCCTTGTCGCGACTTCTCTTTACGAGATTGAGCTTGTCCTTGTCGCTCATTGCAGCGCTCTGCTTCTGCAGGATACTGTTGGCTGAGCGACCGATCCCGCTGTATACCAGAAGAAGATTACTCTCGAGTAACTTTAGCGTGAATGGATCGATCTTTGATGTGTCGTACAGTATCACCTGATCCTTGGCGAACTGGAACAAGTTAATGCCGCCCCATGCTGCTGCGTACTGGTCCTGCTTACCAACTGGGTAGCCACACTTCTCCATCTCGATCATGCACGCGCACTCGGCGAGCTGAGTCTTATTTGGCTTGATGCCCGAATAGCTAGAAAGCGCGTTAACGAGTCCAACGGTGAATGCAGATGAAGATCCCAGCCCTGATCCCTTTGACAAGATATCTGAGATAGATGATACGGTGATCTCTTTATTGATCTGGAAGTACTTGAGCGTCTCGCTGGTGATCCCGCTCTGCATCGTCTCTACGTCGGGAAACTCTTCGATCTGGTCGTACATGACCTTGACACCCATGTGCTTCGTCTTGTGAAGCATGACGTAGATGTACTTGTCGATCGTGACTGACAGTGCTGCACCGAGATCGTCTTTGTAGAACGACGGCATGTCACTGCCGCCGGAGAAGAAGCTGATGCGAACTGGTGTACGCGTGATGATCATACCTTGTACCTAAACATCTCTTGAGGTTTCTTACGGCTCTCTGCGTCTGGATACTTAGTGAGCAGCGAGTTGAGAGTCATCTCCCACTTAGCCTTGATGCGGTTGATGTTGTACCGGCTATCGACAAAGAACTTATTAAACCGGATAACCTCTTCGCTGTTCTTGGTCTCTACCATGTGGATCGCTGCTTCGAGATGACGAGCAAAGATATTAGCGTGCTCGTTCTTATCGTTGAAGTCACCCTGATACATGATGTTGAGTCCACCTGAAGTCTCAGGCAGCGCGCCGAAGTTTGGATGAACGCAGATGAGTCCGGCACTCATAGCCTCAAGCATTGCTCGGCAGCTCGTCTCAAGCCAGATGCTGGGATAAGCGTGGATATGAGATGTGTTGAGATAATCTTTGAGCTCATCGTTCTTTACGAATCCATGATACGTCATCTGTGGGTGATTGCGAATCTCATCATACAGAGGCTCGAACTGCTTATCAGCTTCTTCCCAGCCATAGATCTTGAAGCTCGAGAACACGTCGAGATGGATGTTGGGATACTTCTCGGCCAGATGCTTGAACACCGGTACCAGCAACTCGAGACCGCGCTGAGGAGTAGAAGTATAGCAGATGCGGATCTTACCGTCGTAGTCTTTCTCGAGACACTCGGGTGGAGCCGGCTCAATACCAGACTCAAGGATGATCGACTTGTTATCGTAAGCCATGCCGTGAACTAGCTGGTAACGCTGGTACTGCCAGTCAGAGATGAACACGAACTTGTGGATGCTGTCGATGAAGTTCTTGTCTCGGAACTTCTGGCTCTCTGGATCTTCGGGTAGATCGTGACACCAGAACAAGCGAATCTTATCATCCTCAAAGCTGCGATGGCGCGATGAGATGATCTGGAAGTTCTCGAGTAACTTCGGGTCGATGATCTCTGCTAGCTTTCTCTTGGCGATCTCCGTACCGCCGAACGCGTTCTTGGAGATCTCGTTCTCTTCAAATCCACTCATTAGATCTTAAATCCTGACTTCACTGCATCGTTATAAAACATCTTACACGTATCAAGCGAGAACTCATTGAGATCTTTACCAAAGTTGTCCAGCTTCTTGATCAGGTCTGGAGTCATCGTGATAATATCTGCACCAGCTTGTTCTGCCTGTACATAGTTATATATCTCACGCGGAGATGCCCAGAGGTACTCGACCTTGTCCTCGATACCGGCATTGGTGTAGAGAGTCTTAAATGCCTTGATGTCTTGGAAGATAGCCATAGGATCAACGCCGGTGTCGGCGATGCGACCGGCGAAGATGGAGATGATCGATCGTACATTCTTGTTGAGGTTACTAAGGATGTTCATTACCTGATTATGAGTAAACACCGCGGTAACGTTGAGCTTGATATTATTGTAGCTGAGCTCATTGATAACACCGAGCGTGTCGCGACCATCGGTGAAGTACGCTGGGATCTTTACGTATACGTCGTAGGCGCTCTCATGACTCCACGAGTCAATCTCATATGCCTGACGAACCATCCCGTCGTGATCGTCTGCGAATACTTCGAGACTCAAACACGTATCTGATCTCATTGTATTGAGATAGGAGATAGTCTTACAAGCAAAAGCTTTATAGTCAGTGACACCGGCCTGAGCCATAAGCGTTGGGTTGGTGGTGAATCCAGTAATGCGTGAATCCTTTGCCGCCTTCACGATTCCTTCAAAGTCTGCTCCATCAGCGAACAGTTTCATTCTCTAACTCCTTAATGATTTCACATGCATGTAGTATATTGGCTGCGTAGTAGTCTGGTTCATTCTCGAGTGGCTCACCACCGATGTAGATAGTTTTAACGCCTGCAGCGCGGCCGCACTCTATATCTTTCCAAGTATCCCCGATCATGTAGCTCTTGCGCGGCTCAATGCCGTAGTAGTTGACGAGCTCATCGATCATTCCTGGACTTGGCTTGTATAGACGCGAACCGCGCCGACAGGCGCATATGTAGTCATCGATCTTAAGATCATTGCGTATCTTAAGCATTATCTTAGACAATTCATCGAACTTCATCTTAAAGTCTAGAACGTCTGGTTGATTTGTAACTATAAAAGTATTATATCCCAGTTCTTTAACTATGTCAATAGCTTTCTTGACGTCAGGTAAGTACTCAAACTCCTCTAGTTTCCAAGGAGGGGACTTAGCCCCGTCCCTGTCTATCATCTTGTTGATTACACCGTCGCGATCAAAGAAGATTGCACGAACCATAACTTTTTCTTTCTTTTATTATAAATAACTTGAATTACCATTTCGTCTTCTTAATCTGGAGTTTCGGATGTGAGACAATGCAGTGCCATACGACTGCTTGGAAAGCCTCGCTGTGTGGTGTGACTCGGGTTGGTGCGAGCTCGGGAACTACGACTACGGTGTCTCCTCGAGTAGCTGTGTACCCATCTTTCTTACCGACAATACCTAACACAGTACCACCCATGCCGCGGGCTTCCTTGATGGCGTTGATCAAGTTGACTGATACATTCAACTGCTCGTTACCGCCGCCGACTGACAAGATAAAGATAGCGTCGTTGTAGTTGAACCGACTGGTGTTCAGGTACTCCTCGAAGACTGTATCAAAGCCTTCATCGTTTGTGCGAGCAGTGAGTTCGCTAACATTATCCGTGGGAGCATAAGCCTCGATGCCACAGAGCTTACGTAGATCGTTGACGAGATGGGAAGCATTGCCAGCTGAACCGCCGACACCCAGAACAAAGACTCGGCCGTCCTTAACATCTCTGACCTTGACGAGTTCATTGACCAACTCCTCTATCTTATTTCTATTCATTGCATTTGCAATATCAACTACTTCGTTGAAGTACTCATCTGTGAAACTCATTTCAAACGTCCTCTCAATTCACTAGAACTATAGTCGTGTAAGCGACTGTTAAATATGATTTCTATATTACGAGAAGTGCATATCTCTGCACCCGTAACAGAGTCGAAGCGATGGTCTGATCCAACGAATCTCTTGTTGATCTCGAGAGTCGCCATCATATTAACGAGATCATTCTCAGTGTCGTATGGAATGATCTCATCTACATACCTGCAAGCTTTGAGCTGCAGCCATCTCTCATACATGGATTGAATAGGCTTATTCTTCTCTGGTCGATCGATAGTTGGATCGCTGTGTAGTCCAACTATAAGATAGTTACACTGCTTTCTACAGTCAGCCAGCATCGCGAGGTGACCTGGATGTAGCAGATCAAAAGCCCCGCACGTAAATCCTACGATCACTTGATCACCATGTAAGTGTTCTTGCCATCGGCTGCGGTCTCATTGTGGGGAATGAATACCGGATCCCAACCTGCAAACTTATCTTTGAAGTAGTCTTCGTTATTGATCGTACCAAAGATCTTAGCCTGATAC